CCCTGCTACCTCTCCTGCCTCACTGGTGAGACCCAAAACAAGGTAAGGCAACGCATCTTTCTTAGGATAGATTGCAGTTGCCTTTGCCTTGTTCTGATACTCGTCAGCAGTTATCATGCTTTTATTTTTAGACTGCATGAACTTCTTTGCTTCTTCCTCTAGTTTCCTCACGTTTTAACTTCTCCAAGTTCTTATAATATGCAAAGTTGTATCCTCTTTGCCACTCTCTGTGTTGCATAGTATTTTGATTGTAAGGACTTACTGTAGATATTATCTTAGTTCCTTTCTTACCTAAGTTTTGTATGTACTGTTTACCCCTGAAAGCATTTACACCTCTCTCAAACTGAATACGTAGAGGTGCATCATACTTATTTAGATTTGGATTTCGTTTCTTTTTGTTCATCAATCTGCCTTCTTTCAAGATATTTTAATATCATAGATAATCTGTCATCATACTTACCTATTTCTGCTACCTCTTTATCCATAGCTTCTATTATATCTGAGTGCTCTCCAATACCTGTAGACCTGCTTAAATATATCTCTACGTTAGCGATATGTTTATTTATATGCCCCACATAATATGATTTCAAAGCTGATAGTAACATTTCTCTCACTTTATTCTCCTTTAAATGTTTTAATTACATCAGAAGAAAACAGTTTTTGTATATTTAACAAATACATCTTTGATGCATTGTTGTCTCCCCCTGATACCGACCTTTTGTAGTCTAGTTTGTCAATAAGTTTTTTAAGATTATTAACATTAAATACCAATGTGCAAAAAACATCGTCACCTACACACAGGTTATGAAACCAAAAGTCAGCTTCTGTTGCATTTATGCCACTAGGTTTGCCATAACTTTCATACTCAATAGCTATGTTACCTGTTCTCTGCCACATATCTCTTTCACTTTTGACCTCAATCTTTTTGTCTTGCAACATATCTGCTACATACTTTTCTCTGACCTGCCCATATTTCAAGTCAATGTCAAACTTCTTCCTATCCTCTGCAGTAGGTTCTAAATGTTGCATTATTTCTCTCCCCTATGTAGTTTTCTACCTTTAAAGAAAACAATTAAATTTATAGTTGTGTTTATAGTAATGGCAATAAGCAACCACCATTGCCACCATACTATCTCTGCTCCTTCAAACATTAACTAGCTTCTATGTCCACTATCTCACAAACACCTGCAGTACAGGCTAACTCTTTACTGCCTATTGTAGTATCTTCCTTTTCATACTCTTTTAAAAGAGACCAATTAATATGATTAGGCATCTTCTCCATAAATGATTTGTACTCCTCTTCATTTATATCCTGATATGGAGCTTGTTTGTATGTATGCTCACTAAAAGGTAGAAAAGATATGCCTGACACCTCGTCAAAGTTATCATATACCCATGCACCAACTCGCATCCACTCATGCTCTTTAACAGATATGGTCACAGATGGTTTATGCTCACACCAATGTCTTTGAAATAATAACCAATAGTCTAACTGTTCTATGGCAGTCATCTCAGTTCTAGTGACAGCACCTGATGGTGATTTCATAGGAAAACTAAACACAGTTGTGCTATCAGGTTTCATAACGTCAGGCTCTGCAGGAATACCTACATCTTTCATAAACTGTGTGAGAGGGTCTTTGTTGTCTCCACGTACAGTTCTAACGTAATAATCGCTATGCCTTGCATGAATACCACTTGCACTGTCAACTAACTGTGACACTGTTCCTGATGGCTTAATACAGGTTATGGCAGTTGACTGTGGTATACCTAAATCTTTAGCAATCTTTTTGTTGGTCTCTACTGCTACTGCTCTCAACATTTCTAAATTAGATTCTAAGTTACTATTGTCAGGAGATACAACAGGGCAATCAAGTATGCCTGTTAGTGATACACCTAATAATCTTTCTTCTTCTGTGTTATCTTTCCATACCTTTCTCAGATACTTAAATCTAGTGAGTGTAGATTGAAACGTGCCAAGAATAGTAGCTAATCTAACTTTATCTTTTAATGTCTCTATATCATCTGTTTCTCTGCAAACAACTTCAGTTAAATTACAAAACTGATATGGTCTAAGTATAATCTCACTACATGGATTACAACCAAAGTAATGGTCAGCACTTCTTCTGCCATTCTCAAGTGCTTTTACTTTGGCAGCCTGTCTGTTAAAGATACCACGCTCCCCTGATTTAGATTCATATAATGATGTCCACTCTCTCATAAACGTACCCATCTCAGGCTTACCTTTGAATGCTACAGAGTTATTAGCTAGTGCTCTCTGTCCTTCATTCTCCCACCATTGCCCTGATTTAGCATGACGCATTTGGTCATCGCCTAAGTTAGACAAAGAGATAAGGGCAGAACGTCTGACACCACCAACAACAACAACTTCACCTATCTTGCACATGATATCATGGCATTCAATAGGAAACAAACGTCTGCCCTTTGCACCTGTAAACTTTTCTATGCAAAACTGAAATAACTCTTCAAGAGGAGCAGGTCCTGATGCCCTGCCACCAAATGTTTTTAGTCTAGCACCTGCAGGTCTAACCTGTGAGACATCCCATGTAGGTATTTGTCCAACATATAACATAGCAATAAGCTCTCTCAGTGCTTTTGCCCAACCCTGTCTGCTATCATCTACTTTGATTGTAGTCGTGCTTCTTTCAAAATGCTCGTTGACTATAGGCAGTTTATCTACATTCTCTCTTTCAACAGAGAAGCCAACACCTGTGCCACACATAAGAATGTACATACATTCATCGAAGCTACGAGGACTATCAACAGGTATATAACTACAGTTATACCCTGCAACATGACATCTGTCTAATGCCACTCCTGATGTCATTAAGGCTCTCATACTTGGCATAATACCCAAAGACATAATAGTAGTAGATAACTTTTCTTTTAGTGCTTTCGTAATAGTATAATTATGATTCTTTTGTAGATGGTCATCCATATAGTCAAAGTATCTATCCACAGTTTCTACCCATGTTTCTCTTCTTTGTTCGTCTTCTTTCCATCTTGCATAACGAGATAATGCAATAAAATTTTGATAGTCTGTTGGTAAATAGTTTCTCATTTAGGTCTCCATTAATACTTTAACTTGTTTTACTTTAACTCCATCTATATCGTAAAACAACTCCATAACATATTCCTCAAAGTCTTCTCTTACATCTCCGTCAGAGGGAACAGGATATTCTTCTTCGTCAACATCCAATGTCAACATCATTTTTACTTTTATCATTTTCTACTATGTCTATTAGTTTTTTGAGATACCATTGTGCTTTATTTAAATCTTCAACACCATTCTTATACCTGTATCTCCAAAGGTATTTCATAATATTACCTTGCAAGTAATACTCAAAGCCTTCTTCTGTCATAGCTTCGATTGCATCAATACATTCTATTCCTGCTTTATTGTAGTGTGGTGGATGATTAATCATGTCCTGTAACTCTTTGTTATCTGACTGCTCCATAGCTTGTTTTTCTTTCATCCTCATGTACTCCATATGCCTTAACATTATTTATCTTTCCTATCAAATGATACTACTATAACATTATCGTGCTTGTCAATTATCTTTGGCTTTTCTTTTTTCATTTCTATTTCATCTTGTTGTTTTAGGTAATCTACTGCTTTTGTTCTCAAACTCGCATCCTTTTCCATCATGGGAATACTTGCACATATTATTCTACAAAACTCTAGCACACCATAATAATCTTCATCATTCAAAGGATTTTCTTTTGATGATACCACAGATACATCAACTTCTCCTGTCCATCTTTTGGCAGGATTTAGCATAGGCTTTACTTGTATAAGAAAATCTTCAGGATTTATATCGTCTAATTTTGGCATCTTTTCTTTTATCTCTAATGTCTATTATTGCAGGGTGTTTCTTTTTACCCTTTTCTCTTACCCAACTAATAGGTATAGTTTTGTCGCTAAACATAAAACCATGCTCGTTGCACCAATCAGCAAGAGTTGTCTTACTACCTTTGTATATTTTTGAATTGCTATTGCTAAAAACAAATCTAATATCTAACTCAGGGAATTGCTTTTTGATAGCTATTGCCCTAACTCTTTCTCTAGGTAGAAACCTGCCTTTAGCTTCTATGATTATTCCGTTTCTTAAAATGAAATCAGGGGTGTAGGAACGATACATTATCTCTTCCCACCTTATTTTTAGAGTTTCGTATTCAAACTTTGCTCTTCTTTTCTTTAAGTCTTTTACTATACTATGTTCTAAACTACCCCTGTATCCCTTTTCTAGTTGTGCTCTGCCAAACACTAAGTTAGGTCTCTCCAATACCAATTAAAATGTGTGGCAGTTGCAGGATATCCGAGAGCTTTCATCTCTTCTTTTACTGCTTCATCTGCTAACTTCTTAGCTTCCATTGCATCTCTCAAACCCTTTGTTCTCATTTCACGATAGGCTTTCTTGGCTTCAGCTAACTGCTTCTCCATTTGCTCTATCTCTAATTTTAAATCCTCGATTTTTTTATCCACTATATACTCCATATCTTTTTAGCTTCTTTCTTCATGGCATCTGACCATTCCCATTTATCAAAGTTAGGATACTCAAAAGAAGCCAACTCATGCTTGTCATCACTAAGAGACAAGAATCTTTGTATTGTAAAAGCAAGATTTTTTATTTGCTTTTTATACTTAGTTAAATTACTAAGTGTAAATACTTTATATTGCTTTGAACTAGCAAAGAACAGGTCTACACTTTTTTTAGGATATGCCATAGAATACAAAGCCATCTGCCTTTTCTGTGCTTCAGTAGGATTAGATGGCATCCTGTTTGTAGTCTTTAAATCAACTATCTTGTCCTTAAACAAGAAGTCAACATATCCAATGACAGGCACAGGCAAGTCCTCAACTTTAACTTCAACTTTCTCCTGATACGTTTCAAGATTCTCATACTTAAAGTTATCGTCAAGGACAGTACCAAAGCCTTTAAGAGCATCCTTTTCTTTCAAGGTTCTGCCATCATTCAAATCGACACCTGATTCACAACACAAGGCTACAAACTTAGTGTCAAGAGCTTTGAAATCAAAAAAACCTTTATCATACTTTTCAGCTAAAGCATACTCTTCTGCAATACCTCTTACTGCTCCTGCTCCACTAGGGGATTTGACACCAAAAAGATATCGCATCATCCACAAAGGTTTATCTGCCACAAAAGTATTTATACTACTAGGTGACAGATAATTTATATTGTGAACTGCAAATGGATTATTGCTTCTCACTAAGCTACATCTTCCTCTGTGACATCAATAAAATTATCCACAACATTTTTATCAGAGTCACTTATATCTTTTTTAGTTTTCATATCCCACTCATTAAATATATAAGTGTTATAATTATCTATCCAAGACATAAAGTTAATAAAAGTATCTTGGTCATCTTTAGATACTTCTATTTTATCTTGTAAATCAAGAGTGTATGTAGGTAAGTAAAAAGAATTACCATTAGGAAGTTTCCTCTCTTCAGTATTCAAGGAAATAGAATGCTCTACAGGCAGTCTTTTAACTTGTGAAAACTTTCTAAAAGGCTCTCCCATAGTTTTAAAAGCATCTCTATTGTCAATCTCCCAAATGAAAGGAATAGTTCCCTTATCTACTTTGTTACCACTTTCATCAACAGAGCCAACTAAATCTACTGTGCCAAATATAACACGAACTCTTTTGATTTGTCTGATAACATCCTGTGTTTCCACAGGCAATGCCTTAAAGTCTTTAATATAACCTGTAGGCTTACCACAATTAAACTTGCCCTGATTGTCTTTTAAATCAACATTCAGGTTATCTGACATTATGGTTTTGTGATACACCCCCAAAGGCTCTCCTGCCTTTGCAGACATATTTTTTACAAACCTTTTGTACATAAATCTTTGTATAAAAGGTCTTATTGTAGCTGACGTTCCATAAAGTGTAGTATCATCAGGTATCTCTAACTTATATGTACCACCCTTTACTAATACTTTGTCTGAACCAATAATAGGACTATGGTTTATTCTAAATCTAGGCAATGTCTTTGGCTTATCATCTGATGATGATGATTCTCCTGACATACCCATAGCTTTAGCCATCACTGCATAGTTATTGGTATCTATAGTTGTTATTTCGTTTACCATATAGTTTTTTCTCCTCTAAAGTTGTATTGTTATATCACAAAACGTCTTTTGTGTCAAGCCAATTATTACCTATTTTTGCTTCTAATAACAATGGC